CAGTATTTTATGCTCTCGGGATGATGTTGCTATAACAAATAAGATTGTCTCCGCTCTCAACCGGACAAAAAAATTGAAACAACCTATGGGACAATGAGCACCGACCCAAACTCGCTACCCGGGACCTCAAGTTCAACTCCAAACTTCCTAACAGCATCATTGCCACTACCCGAAACCACACACCTTGCCGGTGCACCTCAACCTGATGAAGGCCCAATCCCTGCACTTTTGTGCCTTTACAACCAAAGTGTTAGGACTCTTGTGGGACCTCTGGTAACAGCAATCACTGTCATCTGTGCTGTTTTCCCTCCTTTTAGAACGCATTTCCATGTCCCATATGTTGTACAAAAACCAGATGGATCCAACATGAAGTGGATACCCCAAGGCTATGGAACACCATCGGGAAAAATCGCAACCATACCTGCTGACGGGGAACATATAATGGGTCTCTATCATGCGGCATGCAGCTATCTTGTCGCATTGTTTAGAGATTCAAGAGACAACTCCCACATCAAAACTTCTGAAGGGCGATTTGCTGCTTTTAAAGCAGTAGCAAACATTGCTACAACACATGCAACATATCCTCAGATTGATACATCTACCTTTGTATCTTGGATGGCAGCACAACCCTGGTCACACTCTTCCTTAATAACCATGCTCAGCACACCGATCACGGGTCCAGGATCCCATCTAATGACCCAGATGCACCTCGTTGCTAAGGATGCTCAGATGACAACACTGAATGCTATTGATACTTTCCTCAAAGAGTTTGACTCCGCACTGATCTTGATCCCAGGAGTTGTTGATGATATTCCAAAGTTCCATAAAGCTTGGCAAGAGCTGGCTGGATTAGTTTCTCCCACTTGGTTTCCTTATGTTAAAGCAACAATGCATCCTCAAGCCAAAAAGATATCTCCTAACAGTTTTCCAAGATTAGCCTCAGCTGCATTATATCATGCGACAGAAACCAGCCCTACCATGAGGATGTATCGTCAAAACAGACCCATACCAGGGGGTATTCCAGACTCTAAATTAAGAGCAGCATTTCAAAAGAAACTTAAGAGAGCAGAGACAGAGATGTTTACAGAGGAACAAAGAGAGATTCTTCAGAAATATGGTGTCACATCTTCAGTCATTGAACGCACACTAAAGAAGCAATCAAGGAAGAGATCTCACTCGCCCGATACAAGTGAAATGGATACCTAAAAAACCGAACCAATGGATGTCACCGAGGAAATTAGAGTCATTGCTGAGCTTATCAGACGTGCAAGACTAGGAGATGGAGTCGAGGTCAACAGAACCACCCCAAGAGGTAGACCCGCTGTACAAGCGGATTCCAGCACTCGAAGGAATACCAGAGACCCTGAGGACACAAGGGCAACAACTCGCAGACTCAGAAGCTCCAACAGAGATGGAGAACGAGTCACTAGAGGTATTGCACGAGAAAGCGAAGAAAATAAAGAGGAAACGAGAGACAACAGATCCACCGAGTGATTATACAAGCGACGATGATGGTGATTTGCCTGATCCATTGGTTGGGAAAGTTGACAGTATAATATCTAAGATTGACAGTTTAGCATTATTGGTTGATAAGAGGTTTGTATTGATGGAAGAAAAAATTGATAAGCTTCAATCTGATATTGCTTATCTTGGTTCCAGGGCAGCAGAAGGAAGGCCGATCCAAACTCCGGTCCAGCCGTTTGGTCCTCCTACAATTTTGCCAACCGCTCCTTCCATATATCCTGATTTACCTAGTAGTTCCTGGGATGACCTTGGGATGTAATATATCTACAACAGGTTTAATATGTAATCTCACAAGTACTCCAACACGCATTGCCCTAAATTGGACATTCCCCTGTGATGAAGCAAATCCGGATGATCAACAACCAGCAGAATGCAATATAACTCTAATGACACATGACCCAACCCCTCTACATGCAAAAGCAGAGAAATGTTATGTGTACGTGTGCACGACATCATTTGGGTTTTGGGGAGTTTACTCTGAATCAAGGGAAATAACTAGAACTTTACATAGAGATGAGTGTAACTTTGTTGAAGAAATTCCAGAGGACCCTTATCAATGTGATTATTGGTGGTGCCAATATAATGTGAAGACTGAGAAATGTTTATGCATTACTGAAAATGTTACTGTTGTTGGTCTTCCAAATGGGCATCTATACTGTTCATTTGAAGATTGCTCCACGTTAAGTTCGGGCACAAAACTTCAACATACACCAACACTGACAAAGATACTTATTCTCAACAATACATCCCATGAGAATGTAACATATTTAAACCAACCAGCCACTATCATTAACTCCACCAGGGTCATGATACACAGCCTACACAAGGAATACACCATTTATAATGGAACTATAAACGCTACTGATCTAAGTGGTGTTTGTTCTGAGAAGACACAGATTAAGAGGAGGAAAAGAGACGCTGGGCAAGGTTATACAGTTGACAGTATTGGACACTTACTTTATCCAGGATTTGAGGCTTGTAGATTACTGAGGACACTATTACCAGCTATTGCACTCCAGCCATTACTTGATCACACTCCTCTAATCCAAGCATGGTTCAACAATGACTCTTTGGCTGGAAAAGTTGTCTCAGATACTGCTCTTATTTGGACATGCAAAAAGGTGTCATGTGACTTACAAAATTTATCCACTAACTCTCTCTACTTTCCTGTGAGCTGTAATAAGCATAACTTTAGCTTGAATCCATGGACAAGTGTTCTGTATTCAGATGGACCAAATGTTGGGCCAGGAAGGTACCTTGCACTGAAACTAAGCAATGGATCACACGTAATCGGAGTGACAGGATCTGGTATTTGCCCTCAAGTTATAAAAGAGCCCTCTATGACAACAGGAATTTTCTCATTTACTATTCCAGATTTACATGAAGAACTAATACAAAGTGCACATGTTCTAGATCCAGTATTTTATGCTCTCGGGATGAATAAGGATTTTAGCACGACTCTACATTCGTCTAGCAATCATGAGACTAATGTATCAGAGTCTCTGTGGCACATTGGTTTACCATCTTTTAGTTTCATAAATCCGTTGGGTTGGATTCGAGACCTGACTTCCTGGGCTGCATGGCTAGGTGGCATTTTATACTTAGCCACACTTATTGTTTTCCTTGTCAGGACCCTAACAAGAAAGATTAAATATGGAAGGTAAAAAACCGAACAATGTCGCCTACACCTGTAATCGACTCGTTTTACCCAGGGTTCTCAACACTCTTTGTTAAACTTTCATTCTTTAATGCTCAAGTAAGAGTAGCTCTGGCATCTGTATTTGACGAGATAATTATTTCTGGTGATGAAGTGAAACAATTCGTCGTCTTTGATGTTGAGCCTATTGGTCCAGGGCAAGTTAGATTGTTCATGAAATGGACACGCTATGGATTGGAGAAAATTCAGTCAGTCCTTATCAACAGGAGAGCCATTTCAGATCTTTGTTATATTGATCTCTCATCAATCCAATCGGATGTAGTGATTACAGAGGGATTCAATGTTCGATCGGCAATCCTGTACTATATACACCCAGGACCTCTATCCCAATGGATCAAGAAAAAGGTGTGACCAATGATGCCATCAACAGAACAGACCAAACCCTCAAATCTCCACTCTTGGGGACTGAAGTAATATTTTGTCTTAATTCTGAGCGGAAACTAGGACATCATTTACGAGCTCTAAAACATGTTAACTCTACATATAACCTAATTCCGTCCTCTCTATATTACAGAATGTTTATCCCTTGGATCAGAGAGCCATCACCCGCAAGAAGACATTCTGTCATCCCTGCTGCAGCTAAGACTTGGATGATAATTGCTCAAACCTGGGGAGCAACACCAGTTTTGGTCGAAAAAGGGGTCCAAGCTATTAGAGCAGCATTTCTCCACACTTATACTATTGGACTTATAGAAAAACATAGAGATATCCAGTCTGTCATCAAAAAGGTGAGCTTTACCCATGAAACTGATATTAACCAAAGACTAGGACCACTTCAGATAGCTTTTGTTCAATCTCTTGTTGTTGTAACAAATACAACCTCTCATGAACAGTGCCTAATGACATACAATCACTTTCTGGCAATTGCTGACACAGTTAAATCTAGAATGAATCTTCTGATTACCAGCACCATTAGTGACTCTATCCAAAGGAGCTCGCATCTGATCACACCATTGTTTGTGTCTTTCCTTACTGAACTTGATAAAAGTGCCTTAATATTACTAGATTCTATATATTTCCAAGGAGTAAAATCTTTACTTGGATACTGCCAAGGACTAGTTCTCAAACATTATAACTCACCAGACCTTCCAAGTGACTTTTATAAAGTAACAGAAAACCATATTCAATCTTTATCAATACCCTTGATGCAGACAGTACAGTCACTTAGTAAATCAGCTCCAATGTTGGCATTGGAAATATGTGCAGTAAATAAAGTATACTTTTTCCCGGAAATTGATATGGAAAAAGGAACCCGAGAACAATTCCAGAAGATGAGAGCAAATCCACGTACACCACAGGAATTATCAGAGTATGGCCGTTCACTCAGCAATGTGTTCAAGGCTGAGTATATTAAGGGATATTTACATAAACATGGAGTATGGCCTAACTGCTCAATCACTTGTCCTGTTCTACTGAAGTACAAAGCTAGATCAATGTGGCCATTGTGTGCGAAGTATCAAGATTTTGAACGAGTTAAGCTAGAGTACAGCGGGATCCCGTTTGATACTGAACCTGATGTTGCAGACCTCGTTACCGACAAGTCCATTGTTGAGACAAGAGCACACTGGACATTCGAATACAACTCGGCAGCACACATAGAAAAATATAAGAAGAGGTTAATCCATCCTCCCAATAAAGGAGAAAAAAGGCTGGTTCGGGCATTAATAACTGGGAAACTAGATAATATCCCATCAATCCTCAAGCCGTATTGCCAGGGTATTATTAACCCAGAGGATTGCTTAACTGTACTTGTTCCAAAAGAAAAAGAACTAAAAAAACAAGGAAGATTCTTTAGTGTACAAACACTCAATAATAGGGTGTTTCAAGTCGTATCAGAATTAAACCTTAAGAATAGAATCATGCCATATATAAATACACATTCTATGACAATGACTTCAACAAGGCTCAGCCATGTTCTGATCAAGCTATCAAAAGTTTCTTCATCTGGGGAAAACTTTGTCATAAATCTGGATTACTCCTCATGGTGTAACTACTTTAGACCTGAGGTTCAACATGACACATGCAAGGTGATTGACAGTTTGCTAGGTTCTGGGAGGTTTTACCAACTTGGGAGTATCCTCCCCAGATATTTGACCTTCGTGGTTCAGGACAAGTTCAACCCCCCTCAGCAAGGGGATGATCATCATCCTGTGGAAGATTCAAGGACATGCGTCCATGGGACTGGGTCATCAGGAGAGGGTATGAGGCAAAAATTGTGGACTATTCTCGCTAGCTGTAGTGAGCTATTGGCGCTTGAAGAAGCAAATGCTATTGGAACAGTGTTCGGACAAGGAGACAACCAAACCATTATTGTGGATTCAAAAGGGAAAAAGGCTGAAACCTCTGTCAGAGTACTTGAATCACTCAGAAAACATGCAGAAGAAATGGGTCACCAATTAAAGACAGACGAATGTTGGGTTAGTGACTGTCTTTATGAATATGGAAAGAAACAGTACTTCAAAGGTACAGCTGTCCCAAACTTGTTTAAGATTATATCACGTGTGTCTGATAGTACTGGAGAAATATTCCCTAATCTGTACTCAAAGCTGGCGTGCCTTGTATCCTCATGCGAGAGCGCAGCTCAAGCAGACCATTCCCCTTGGTGCACTGTAATCACTGGCAGCATATTGTATCATATTGAAGCAACAATACAACTTCCCACAGACATTTGTGATAATATAGATAGAATTGTAGCTGCCTCGGTGATAGGTCCACCACTTGGGGGGCTTCCCACAGTTGCGGTGTCGCCGGCTGCTTTCTTTAGGGGAGTCTCAGATCCACTGCCACTCCAGTTATCTCTATTAAGGTCGGCTGTTAACCTTGGTATAAGTGAGCTTATACTAGATACATTATCATCAATTTCTCCGTCAAGCACAACAAATTATTTGTCTTTGATATCTGATCCTAGCTCACTAAATATAGATCAGCCCTTAAGACCTGAAAGAGTTTTGAGAGATTGGATTGAGGACGCATTGCTTGACCATGGACTATCAACAAAGTTATCCGCTTTATTCTCTGAGTCTATCACAGAAAGAGCTGAGGTACTTGCTCGTGACTTATCAACCATGGAGCCATTATACCCTCGTGTGATGAGTGCCATATTTGACCTAAGCAATGTCGCCTATGGACTTAGCCTTCTAGACAAGTTTCAAAAGTCCAGTACTATTGTTTCTACGAGTCAGGAGTTATGCTTTTCAGATCTAGTCCTGGAGAGCTCGAGATACAAGCAAGAGGTTGTGGCATGGCTGAGGGGTACGTCACACAACCCTGCATCTGTTCAGGCTCTAAACCACGGCTGCACTGCTCGAGTATCGGATAGACTTCGGTTGTTAACTTGGAGAAGAGATATTCATGGGGTTACAATGCCCTTTATTGGAGAACAATTCAAATTGTATGCAGATGTGTGCCCGTCTCGCATACCTGCCAGTGTCATCTATAATGTACCACTTCCTATAACATCCAAATGCCTACTTACAATGGGGGCCTGCAAATTTTACATGGGATCAAAGACATTCATCAAAATCGTACGTGGACATATCAGCAACTTGAGCAGTCGACGGTTAGAAACAATGTCAGAGAACTTGATTGCCCTTGTTGATTGGTTCAACCTGAAAGGCACTGGTCCGGATTCAAACCTTCATACTCTGTTAGACACCTTACTACAAGAGAAAGGAGTAAAAAAGCCACCACATCGTGTGGTCACAGGGGGGACTCTGACACACAGATTACCATCAAGGGCAGAAGCGAGAGATGGGCTAGCTGGGAGTATGAATCATGTTAGCCAGCATGTATCTTTCACTACCGATTTTATGACAAAATACACAAAATCTGGGAATGATTACACAATACACTTTCAACAAGCATTCATCCATGGGCACAACTTAATTTCTGGATTGCTATTGTCTGGAAGAACCCTCCAAGGTCATCTTTATCTTAGTGAAGACTGTATGGAGTGCACTCAGCTTATACCTCCAGAAACCTTTGATCTGTTAAGCCCACCTGTGTACAGAGGCCTGCCCATGCTTGTTCCAGCTAGAGTCCAGGACCACCAATGGAAGGTGGAAGTGTTAAATGATCCATACCATATATTGCCATATCTTGTTGCTGATGAAATATTTGGTGGCTTGTGGACAGAAAGCAGACAACTTAGCACTGGCTTCTCACCCAACTACTGCGCAAATGACCTGGAGAGGATGTCTCTTTCACAGTCAAGGTTTATTATCTGGAGTGTTGTTGTGGAAAAGTTCTGGTTTTTGCTCCTACAAAGGCTTCATGATAAACAACTCGTAATGTATTTGGTCCGTTGCAGACAACACCTGGCGAAAAGTGACACCTTGGGCTGGGTTATAAAGACTACATCTCATGGTGCATTTCAGGATAACTTACTTGACTTATGCTCAAGGACTAAAGTTGGGTTCATGACACCTATGCTGTCGCGGAAAAGAGCAATAGTGAAATTGCTCCTACTTCCTTTATCAAGAAAAGGTTACTGTGAGAGAGTTATAAAAACAAAAAAGCGGAAGTTTTTTGGAAAATGGGCTACCGATCCGGGAATGGCTTTAGACACAGCTCTTGCACTAATAAAAACAGAGCCAATCAGTTTCTCACCAACCATACTGAGTACAACTGAGTACGGCATATTTACGCATCATTTCGATTCATGTTTCCCCGCAAGCCTCCTAGGAGAAGGGAAATATATATCCCAAGTCTGTCAACTTTTTAAGGGATTCATAGCAATGCACAAAATCACATGTGTCTCATTGTCTGATTCAGTGCCAACTAGCATATGTGTGGATTTGTGCCACTTGTGTCACATTATAATCCTAGGCCCTAATACAGTACAAAAGATTGATGATGTCATAAACTCTGATGTTTGTGACGCCGCAAAAGAAAATCTTCTTGTTCCACAGTCCATCCTCTCATTTCCAGAAACCAGCGTAGTTTTTTCTATGACTCCCCTAATAGAGGCATGGAGCCATGTCATTGATGTAGTCTACCCAGTTGCCTTGGTTCCATGTGAAGCAGTGGGGCTCTGCGGAAAGTGGTCTGACATTGCTTTGCACTCCACACTCAATGGAGGTACTATTGACTTAAGCCTCTATGGATGCAAGCCTAGTAAAACTCCTCTCTGCCCGTCAGTTGTATCAGACCTTGGCATTTGGGTGTGTGATGCTCTACAGGACCTTGAGGATATGATTGTAAGCATCACAGAACGAGGCGCTCTACATGAAACATGTGCACTTCACACGTATGTAGTAAGTCTCCAATTATTCTTCGGGCTCAAAGTGGAGTATCAGCGGATATACAGTATAGGAAACATTCGTGGATTTAAAGGCCTCTCGGTCAATGGAAGATGGCTTTGCTGGATGTGTTCACAAGGGATCTGTATTGAGGGCTTGCACCTCCAAGCTTGTGACTCCACCCCAAAAAGACTATATGGAGAAAAGAGCGGTGTGATCCTTGGACCAAGGGCAAGATCCATATTGAATTCAGATGACAGGAGTAACATTTAAGAAAAACTAATAAGTAGGAGAGAGTAGTCATTCTTCTTGGGAGTTTTGTG